AGGAAGAACTTCGGCAAGAATCTGCGAAGGCCGACAAGATACAACTTCAGGTTGAAAAACTTCGAGGCGAGCTAGTTCCCATTGAGGATGTGGCCCGCGTTGTCGAAGCCGAGTACGCGGCGGTTCGCGCCGCTCTGTTAGCAATTTCGTCAAAAGTATCCGGCGAGCTTGCGACATTAGATTCAATTATAGAAATCAAAAAACTTCTCGATGGTCACATCAACGAGGTGCTCGCGGAATTGAGCGCCGACCAAGACGATCAACTGTCTCAACCTTCGGGTTCGGATTCAGTAGACCCCGGCGAGGATGCCGACGAATAGGATTCCGAAATGTCAGAACCATTGAAGGCCCGACTCCTGAAAAGTCGTCGTCAAGTTCTGAAGCCCAAACCACAAATGAATTTGGTTCAGTGGGCCGACACCTATCGCTATCTCTCAAGCGAATCTAGCGCCCTTCCGGGCCGTTGGAGAACCGACCGGGTTGAACCGGCTAGGGGAGTGATGCTCGCGGCTACAGACCCGACTGTGAATCAAATCACGGTGATGTCGTGTTCGCAGCTTTTGAAATCAGAATTTCTAAATAACGTCGTGGCCTACTACATGGTCAACGACCCCTGTCCCATGCTTTTGATGCAGCCCACGGTTTCAATGGCCGAAGCGTATTCGAAAGATCGGCTCGACCCAATGATTCGCGACACCCCGGCGGTGCGCGAGGTTGTGTCTAGCAAGAAGGGCCGGGACTCAAAAAACACCGTGGCTCGAAAGAGTTTCTACGGCGGACAAATCACATTGGTTGGCTCGAACGCTCCGGCGGAACTTGCCTCAAGACCAATTCGAATTGTCCTGTGTGATGAGGTTGATCGGTACGCGCTTTCCGCAGGTGTGGAGGGCGATCCGGTTTCTCTCGTCTCCGAACGAAGCGCCACTTTCGCGCCGTTCAACAAATTGATTTGCACCTCGACACCGACCATCGAAGGCCGAAGTCGAATCGAACAGCTTTACCTCTCGGGGGACCAAAGAGTCTATGTTGTACCTTGTCCCTCCTGCGGAATCGAAGAAGAACTCAAGTTTGAAAATGTTAAGTGGACTGATAAGAACCCTGAAACGGCAGCTTATCATTGCCCTCGATGTAGCCATGTATGGACCGAATCTGAAAGAGTCCGAGCTATATCGCGAGGTCACTATCGCGCGACGGCTCCGTTCAAGGGCCATGCAAGTTTCAAAGTAACAAAGCTCGCGTCACCATGGGAACCACTTTCGATTCTAGCGAAAAAATATTTGGAAGCTATCGGTAGCCCGGAACTTCTGAAAACTTTCGTCAACACACAGCTTGCAGAGACATGGGTCGAAAAGGGCGAAGCCCCGGACTCACAACGTCTCTATGAGCGACGCGAATCTTTTGAACTAAATAGCCTACCTACCGGAGTTGTGTTTTTAACCGCAGGTGTGGACGTTCAAAAAGATCGCCTAGAACTCGAAGTCGTTGGTTACGGTCGCGACAAGCGGTCGTGGTCCATTGATTATCGCATAATCATGGGCGACACCGCGACGCCAACCCCTTGGTTGGAGTTGGATAAAGTTCTAAACGAAACTTGGGTCACTGAAGATAAAAGACAATTGCAGCTTCGTATGATGTTGGTCGACTCCGGTTACAACACTCAACACGTTTACAATTGGGCACGACGACATTCAGGTGATCGAGTTCGAGTAACAAAAGGTTCGGACGCGCTACAAACAATCTTCGGAACTCCGAAGGATGTAGACGTAGCGAAAGACGGCTCGAAAGTGCGACGCGCAGTTAAGCTGTGGACGGTCGGTGTTTCGGTTTTGAAGTCTGAACTTTACGGATGGTTGAAAATGGACAAGCCCGAAGACGGCAAGCCATACCCGCCCGGCTACTGTCACTTTCCAATGTACGACCTTGAACACTTCAAGCGTCTAACTGCGGAACAGTTGATGAAGAAAACAATCAAAGGACAAACCCATTATCATTGGGTCAAGGTTCACGAAAGAAACGAACAGCTAGATTGTCGAGTCCTCGCAAGAGCGGCGGCCTCGATGTTCGGAATTGATCGGTTCTCGAAAAATGAATTCGACGTTCTCGAAGGCAAAACAGAAGTCCGAAAGAACACTGAACTTCAGAGTGAAGCACCTACGATTAAGAAAAAAATAGAGCCGCCCCCATCAAGTTCATACTGGGGTCGCAACAAGAAAAAATTTTGGTAACGAAGTCACGGGCCGGAACCCGCATTTAGAGACGACACCGCGTCGAAGACGCAACCCTCACGCAGTCCGGCCTTAAACTTTCAAAGGATAACAATGACATTCACAGCCGCCGACCTCGTTGCACTAAAAGCTGCGCTGATTTCCGGCGCGTTAAGAGTTCGTATTGGTGATCGCGAAGTGACCTACCGCTCGCAAGCGGAACTTATCGCGGCCATTCAAATGATTCAGCAAGTGATTGATGGTTCAGGTTCCGCCGACTCGCAGAACGTAAAAGCGTCGTTCTCGAAAGGTGAATAAATGAAATCCAACTTCATTGATAAGCTAGTTGGGTTCTTTAATCCCGAAGCTGAAACGGCGAGAATTCAAAGCCGACTCAAAAAAGATTTAATCCTTCGCGGCTACGACGCAGCGAAAGACTTCCGAACTAGTGATTGGGTGAGTGCTTCCAAGACTAGTGCTAACGAAGAAATCAAAGCAGCACAGAAAAAAGTTAGAGAACGCGCAAGAGACCTCACTCGAAACAATCCCTACGGTGTTAGAGCCCTGAACGTAATCACGGCGAACACAGTCGGGTCGGGTATCGTTGCGAATGTTCGCGGACCTAACGACAAAAAGACCGAAGAACTCCGTCTTTTATGGAAGATGTGGGCCGAATCTACAGCTTGCGACGCGAACGGAAGACATAACTTCTATGGACTTCAGTCCTTGGTTTTGAGAACCACGGTCGAATCCGGTGAAGGATTGGCGCTCAGAGCCGGACTTGATCCATTAACTGGACCGAAAATTAAAATTCAGGAGTCTGATTACTTAAACGCAGACCAAGACAAAGACGATGGAACTCTTGTTCAAGGTATCGAGTTTGACCAAAAAGGCAATCGAATCGCCTATAAGCTATTTAAGAAGCATCCTGGCGACAAGGGAGCATCGAACGAATACATTTCGGTCCCGGCGAAAGATGTTTCGCACACATTTAGACAAGAACGCCCAGGTCAACAGCGCGGTATGCCTTGGGCACACGCTGTTATCGAACCCTTAAAAGATTTCGACGACTACCAACGGGCCACATTGATCGGTCGCAAGATCGCAGCTTGTTTTTCGGCATTCATCACGACAAATGGAAGTGATTCCCTATTGTCGGCTGAAGATTTGAAGACAAAACGTGAAGCTGACATGACTCTCGAACCGGCAACGATTCGATATTTGAACCACGGTGAGAGCGTTTCGCTTGCAACACCACCTCCGGTTTCAGGATACGCAGAATTCACTCGCGAATCTCTCCGGTCGGTAGCTGCGGGGCTTGGAATCTCATACGAAGCAATGACAGGCGACTATTCACAGTCGAACTACTCATCTTCTCGCATGGGACACCTCGAATTCCGACGAAATATTGAGGATTGGCGCTGGAATATGCTGATTCCTCAGTTCTGCGACACAAGTTTTGGATGGTTTAGGGAGTGGGCTTCACAGGTAGCGAGGGTAAAACCGGAAGAAATTTCGGTCGAATGGACCCCACCGGCATACGAAATGATCGACCCAACGAAGGATATTGCAGCAACTCAAAGGGCAATTCGGGCCGGTTTGTTGACACTTCCTCAAGCAATTCGTGCTCAAGGTTACGACCCAGACGCACAACTTAAAGAAATAGCAGAAACAAACACGAAACTCGATGATCTCAAAATCTCGCTCGATTCCGACCCGCGAAAAATGTCGCAAATCGGTTTCGCACAAGCCGGAGATTCGCTCGGAATTCTTTCGGACGTTGAGATTCCACAAGAGGAAGGAACAAAAGTTGAACAAAAAGACGATGAAAGTACCTAAGCACCAAATTCGAGCCTTGGTCGCCGAAGGAACTCTCAGTGAAGAAAATCGCACGGTCGACATCACTTGGACGACAGGATCAAAGGGTCTACGTCGAACTTGGGGTGGAGACTATTACGAGGAACTTTCACTCGATCCATCTCATGTGGACATGAGTCGCATCAACGATGCGGCCCCACTACTCGCAGCGCACGACGATTCGAGTCTCGACTCGGTTGTTGGTGTGGTTGAGAGAGCATGGCTCGAAGGTGGAAAGGGCGGCGCTACCGTCCGCTTCGCAAGTGACGACATTTCCGAACGAGTGTTCCGAAAAGTGAAAGACAAAATCCTTCGCAACATCTCGGTGGGATATCAAGTACGCAAGTATGACGATGTGTCCTCTGAAGGTGACAAGGTGCCTACGCTAAGAGCTGTCGATTGGCAACCAATGGAGTTATCCATAGTCCCGATCGGCTTCGATTCCGGAGCTAAGGTTCGCAAAGAAGAAACTGAAAATCTAAACGAGGTCGAAATTTCAACTCGATCTCTTGAAACAGCGTCAGACGACGCAGAGGACAACATGACAGTTAAGAAAGACGAACTCGCGCCGTCACAACCACAGGTAGACACTGAGGCGCTAAAGAAAGAAGCGGCGACACAAGAACGTCAACGCGCTACTGAAATCCGCCAAGCTGTGCGCTCGGCAAAACTTGACGAAAAACTCGCCGATTCAATGATCGAGCGCGGCGTTTCGGCTGACGAAGCTCGAAAAGAAGTTCTCGCTGAAATGGCTAAGGGTCCATTCCCAGCCGCTTCAATCGACAGCACCGTTCGAGTTGAAGTTGGAACAGACGACAAAGAAAAGAAGCGTGACGCGGCTGTAGAGTCGATTCTTTTCCGCGCTGACTCGAAAAACTTCAAACTTTCTCAAGGAAACCCATTCTACGGAATGACTCTCTTGCGATTGGCTGAAGAATTCCAAGGTGGTCGCAAAGGTATGACAGACGCGCAAATCGCGACTCGGGCGATGTCTAGCTCGGATCTCCCTTACATTCTAGCTAACTCGGCTGAAAAAATGGCTCTTAGCCGTTATCAGATCCAACCGCGTACTTGGTCACGTTGGGCGAAGGCGGAAACTCTCCGTAACTTCAAAACAAAAGACCTTCTCCGCTCGGGCGACTTCTCTTCTTTGGAAGAACGTCAAGAGGGTGCGGAATTCAAACGCGGTTCGTTCGGTGAAAGCCGCGAACAAGTAACATTGAAAGAGTGGGGCAAAGTTATGTCCTTCACTCGTCGAATGTTAATCAACGACGACCTTGGTGAAGTGATGAAAGTCGCAGCCGAAGGCGGAGTTGCGGCGTCACGTCTCGAAAACCGATTGGTCTACGCGATTCTGACAGGCAACCCAACAATGGCAGACAACGTCGCGTTGTTTGATGCAGCTCACGCGAACCTTCTTTCGGCGGCTGCTTTGACTGATTCAATAATCGGTGAGGCGTTCCGAAAAATGCGTGAACAGTCCTCGGTTGACGGTCTAGACAAGCTGAACTTGGCTCCAAAATATTTGATCTGTGGTCCTTCTGAGGAAGTTACAGCTCGCAAGTATTTGGCTCAAATCAGCCCAACACAGGCTTCGAACGTAAACGTGTTCTCTAGCTCTTTGGAATTGATCGTAGACGCGGAAATTTCGACAAACGATTATTTCTTCGCTGCGGATCAAAACCAAATCGACACAGTTACTTTGTTCCGTCTCGAAGGCGAGGAATCTCCCCGCATCGAATCGCGAACTGACTTCGAAACTGAGTCGGTCGAAATCAAAGTTGCACACAGCGCGGTCGCTAAAGCAGTTGACCACCGTGGAATGTGCAAATCGGCTAACGCATCTTAATCGTGATCTGAATTAGGCTCGACAATTCGTCGGGCCTTTCTTTTTCAACTAAACATGAGGAAATCATAATGGATAATTACGTTCAACCCGGACATTCGATTGAATACTCGAATTCTGGTTCGGCAATCACATCGGGTTCGGTGGTAACACTACTTGACCGATGCGGTATCGCTCTCACAGACATCGCAGCAACAACCGGAGTCGGCACGGTCAATCTTTCGGGTGTTTACACGCTCGCTAAAGACAACGACGAAGCAATCGCACAGGGCGAAATGCTCTACTTCGATTCTTCTGATTCGACAGTAACAAAAACCGCAGCGGGCAACACACCAATCGGTGTAGCTCACGAAGCGGCTACTGAAACTTCGACTTCGATGAAAGTTCGTCTATGCGAACACCCAAAACGCGCGGCTAACGTCGCAGCTCTTGGTCAAGACATCTCGGCGGCCTACGTCGAAGCTGAAGTTCAAGCCATCTCAACAAAAGTAGACGCGATTCTCACGGCATTGAAAAACGCCGGTTTGATGAAAAACGCCTAATCTATAACCGTCGGTGCGGGGTAACCGTGCCGACTTTCCTTTAGTGAAAGGTAATTCAACATGAGTTTCAGAGCACTAGAGGAAGCGGTTCTAGGTATTTGCAATACCACCTTCGGCACCCCAGTGACCTACACTCCCACTGTAGGAAGCCCCGTATCTATAAACGGGGTCTTCGATAACGCCTATATCGAAGTCAACGGGGTGTCTTCTCTTCAACCTACGCTTCGAATTCAACTTTCGGACTTGGAACTTGATCCAACTAAAGGTGACGAAGTGACAATCGACTCGACCGACTATGTGATTTTGGCTTCACAAAAAGACGGATACGGCGGGGCGCTTTTAGTTCTCCAAAAGGATTAAAAAATGGCCCACAAACGAGAAGAAATTCGCAAAGCTGTTTTGGCTTTGCTTAAGACACCCGTGTCTATGGTTTATCCGACAGACGCAGGTGCAAATGTCTACGCAAACAGAGTCGCCCCACTTTGGCAGTCAGAACTTCCGGCGATTCTAATTTATGTTCGAAACGAAACCGCTGTTCGGCGGGCTCTCAACTCTCGACAGTCACTTAGAAACTTGAATCTAGTGATTGAAGCCTACGCCGAAGCAAACGACGCCGTGGACGATCAGCTTGATGATTTAGCGACGCAAATCGAAAATATCATTTCAGCCAATCCTTCGCTCACAGCTACCGCGCTCGGAGCTGTCTTAACTGAAACAGAAATAACATTGGATGATTCCGGAGAAAAGATTCTCGGAAAACTCACTCTCAATTTTGAAGTTCAATACATTGAATAAGGAAGCATAACAAGATGGCTTTGACAGTAAAACAAAATACAACCATCGCGATTGAAGAAGAAGTCACCGAAGGCACATACGTTGCCCCAGCCGGTGCAAGTAGCTTCCTTCAAACACTCGCGGACGGAACAGAAATCACTCCCTCGAAAGAACTTTTGGAGCGAAACATCTTCAACGGATCGCTCGGGAAAACTTCTCCGCGAACGGGTACGCGAACAGTCTCCGGTGCAATTCCAGTAGAGGCCCGCGCTAACTCGACAGCGGGTTCTGCACCGGAATACGACAAGTTGATGAAATCGGCCTTCGGCTCGCGCCGACAAGCCACTACAACTACAACAACAAAGGCTTCGGGAAACACGGCGACAGTTCTTCAAATCGAAGACGCCGACATCTCCAAGTTTAATATCGGCGACATCGTTCTTGTGAAACAGAGCGGCGCTTATCACGTTTCTCCAATCACTGCGAAATCCACCGGGACAGGTACAGCTACAATCACATTGTTGGTAGCGCACCCATCCGGCGACATGACTGATTCGGTTGTGATTGAGAAGTTCACAACATACAAACTCGCAAACAGCGGACACCCGTCGCTCTCTATTTCCAAATACGTCGACGACGCTGTTTTGGAAAAAGCAATCGGCGCTCGCGTCACTAGCGTGGTACTTGAAGGCTTTGCTACAGGTCAAATCCCTTCTCTGAACTTTGGTTTCGAAGGATTGGACTTTGATCGCGAAGTGGCTGCACCCGGATACACACCGAGCTACGATTCGGCACTTCCACCTATCGTCCTCGATGCTCGTCTTTATATGGACGGCGTTGCGGTTGATGTAAACGAAGTGACTGTGAATATCGAAAACACTCTCGGGTTTGCTACGGCGATTTCCGCAGAGAACGGTCGAACATCTGGTCGGGCGACTTCTCGCTCGGTTACAGGTACGTTCAACCCATACAAACAGGACGACTCTATCGCGAACTTCACCAAGTTCAAAGATAACACAGCGTTTAGTTTGTTCGCGTATGCGAAGGTCCCAACTTCGACGGCTGGTCAGTTTGGTCAAATCGTGGCCTTCTACTTGCCTAATTGTCTCATCACTGAACTCGGTGAGGCCGATCAAGACGGACTTCTCCAAGAGACAGTCAGCTTCACAGCAAGCCGTGGCGCTTCAGGCACAACGGACGAGATTTTCTTCACGACTATCTAAAACACGGGACGGCACCTCTCACGAGGGCCGCCGACGCGGGCGGCGTTTACTGTACTGTTAGGGTTAACACTTTCAGAGCTTTGTTGTGGGCGAGAATAGGGCGGATAATGCCCCCCACTAACCGCTTAGACGTGGCCCCGGTCTCATACGGGGCACCTTTTCCACGGAGGAAATATGGCACGAATTTATCGAAAAACGGATAGAATTACAGTCAAGGTCGACGACATCACTATCAAGATTGCACCGTTGTCGGTCCACCAAAAAGTGGAGATTCAAAACGCGATGGTTCTTGGTCGCATGAATTCCGATCTCGCGGAACAAATGCGCGGAATCGCTTTGTCGCTGAAATACAGTGTTAAGGGCGTCGAAGGTCTGCAAGACTCGGACGGCAATCCCTATCAACTGAAGTTCGAAGGCGACTCTTTGTCCGACGAATCGGTCGATGATTTATTGAATATTGAAATTTCAAAGAAGCTCACAATGGTTTGCGCGGGCATCCTAAACGGAATTCCCGACGAATTCTCTGACCAGTTTGGAAACAAGCTCGAAGGTGTTGAGCTAATCAAAACTCAAAAGGAAGACGCTCCAAAAAACGTCTAGACGTGAACTTTTCAAATTTGTTGGTTGATTTGATAGTTCACAAGGCGTTTAGCGTTTCCGAAATAAGCACCGCCGACTACATCAACTTGGTCGGCAACTACAACCACGCGATTCAGGGCGGTCGAGAAGAAATCGACCCGAAGCTCGCCGCGCGTGGCTACTCTCAAGATGTTCTGAATCTCACGAAACAGAATCTCAAACATAACACAATCACATCTTGCGGAATCAGATTCAAAAAACACTTGAGTAACTTCAAATATCCGCTTTTCGGGTACGTCCTCACGTTGTTCCAAAACTACGAACGCGGACAGCTACCGTTTGAAGGTTCTGTGTCGGACCAACCCGCACAGATAATGGACATCTTTTCTGTTTTAGAAAATCTAAAAGCAGAACAAGAAAACAAACTAAAAGAAAAAATGGAACGAAATGGCAGACGTAAACGCGAGAATCAAACTAGAACTCGTTGACGGTCCCGCTCAAAAGGCGCTCGCCGATTTCGTGAAGTCCTCGACCGCAGCCGATAAAGCAGTTTCCGGCCTAACCGGGTCACTCAAGAAAACAAAGTCGGGTGCTGACTCCGTTGGGTTCTCATTCAAGGGCTTCGCTGACATTGTAGTCAACGATTTGGGTGGAAAAGGTGCCGACTCGGTAGGAAAGTTTGCGAGCCTCATCAATGGGCCGCTCGCTCTAGCTCTAGGTTCGGCTCTCGCTGCGGGCTTCGCACTTAAAAAGGTTTTCGACTTCACTGTGTTAACAGAGAAGAACGAACAAATCGCGAACTCATTCAACGCAATCGCAGCTTCCGCAGGCATCGCCGGAGACGCACTTCGCGAGGGTTTAGTTGCTGCGGCTCAAGGTTTAGCCGACGACGACGATCTTCTGTTAGCTGCGAACAAGTCGATTATCGAACTTGGTTCTAACGCCGACAAGATTCCTGAAATCATGGAAGTGGCTCGAAAGTCTACCGCACTTTTCGGCGGAGACCTGATTCAAAACTTTGAAAACTTATCTCAAGCCCTAGCCAATGGAAATACAAGGGCCCTAAAGAACATTGGTCTAGTTATCGACTCCGAGGCCGCGCAACAAAAGTACGCAGCTTCTATAGGTGTAACGGTCGCTCAATTGTCAGACGCGGGGAAGCGTCAAGCGATCACGAACGCGGCACTCGAACAAGCTAAAACAAAGTTTGGTGACATCGACGAATCGTCCGCAAAGGCGACGAAATCGTTCAAGCGTTTAGTCGTCACAACGGGCGAACTCTTCGACAGCATCGCGGCTATCGTTTCTCAATCGTCTTTACTATCGACAGTGTTCGGTGCTGTAGAGCGCGGAATCAAGGCAATCACACCCGATAAACCGAAGACTATGGTTGAGGAATATCGTTCGGAAATCGAAAAGCTGGAATTTTCCATCGCCCGAAACAATAAGGAAATGGCTCAATTTCAGGCCCAACTTAACGGCTCAGCCCCTATACAAGCGAGCACGGCACTTTTGAAGTCGCGAGTTTTGGCACTTGAGGACCTCAACCAAAAGACTTTGAAAAGTATTGATCTGAAAAAGGCGTTCATTTCGGCGACTGAAGAAGAAGCTAGAAAACGCGGGACGGGTTCTAAGCCGGTTGAACCGGAGAACCAAGTCAACCTCGAAGCGGTTCGTAAAGCTCGGTTAGATTCAGCGACTAAGATTTCAGAATCCGAAAAAGAGTTAGCTCGATCAACGGCGGACTTCCAAATAGCTACAGTCGAGGACCGACTTTCTAGACAAGAAATCACAGAGACCGAAGCCTTCGCTTTGCGATCTGAGATTGAAACGGCGCGAAGAATAGCGGACCAAGAAACGGAAGCCGCTCGGTTCCTACTTGAGAACGAAACACTCAAGGCGAATCTGGACGCGAAGTTGATAACTGAAACTGATTACTTCAATCAACGCGATGCCCTTGCAAACAAATACGCATCGGATTCTTTGAAGCGAAACGCCGACGAATTGAAGTCGAAGCGAAAACTCGAAGAAGAAAAAGAGAAACTCGACAAGTTGCAACTCAGACAAACGGCGGACACCTTCGGGAACCTTGCCGTTTTAATGCAGACACAAAGTCGGGAACTCTTTGCAATTGGTAAAGCGGCGGCCTTGGCTCAAGCGTCTATCAACATTTCCGAAGCCATTACTAAAGCCTACGCACAAACCGGATTCTTCGGTGGACCCTTCGCGGCGGCGGCGGTTGGTATCGCGGGTGCTGTTCAGATCGCTAACATCGCAAGTCAGAATCCTTCATTCGCAACGGGCGGTATCGTTCCGGGGAATAGCTTCTCCGGTGATCGGGTACAGGCCAACGTCAACTCGGGCGAGATGGTCATCACAAGACAACAACAAGCCAATCTTTTTAATCAAATCAAGTCCGGCGGCGGTGATAGTTCAAGAATGGAAGCCCTACTCGGTGCCATTTACGGAGCGATTGAGAGTCAACCAATCGTCGTCAACGTCGGCGGGAAAACAGTCGTCGACACATTGAGGTCGGAACTTAGAAACGGTCGGAGTTTTGAATGAGACTAATGGTTGAGAATTTGGCCACTAATTTGGCCACTACTGTCACCGCTTCTAGTGCCAACTCTAGATTTCCACCTTCGAACCTTCAGAATCCTTTCCGCTCTGTTCGACTTCGTTCGGCTAACACGTCGGACCTACGAATCACTTTCGACCTAGCAACCACTGAGGACATCGACTCGGTGGTTTTGTTTTGGCCTAAAGAGGACGGGATTCGTTTATCGGGAAGCGCAGTTGTAAAGATTCAGGCCAACGCAACGAACACTTGGGGTAGCCCCGCAGTCGATCAGACCTTGACCATCGACAATCAATACATGGTCGCGAGTCACTTCTTTTCGACGAATCAGAGTTACCGTTATTGGTCGGTTTTGATTAGCGACGCCGGAAACGCGAACGGGTTCCTTGAACTAGGTCTTGTGTGGCTCGGTAAAGGAATCGACGTTCCTAGTGCTCAAAACGGTTTCAAGTCTCAAATATTGGACCGCAGTAAAGTGATCGAGACAGACTTCGGACACAAGTACGTCGACGTTTATCCGAAGCAAAGACGAATTGAGATCAACTATTCAAACGTGGACTACGCGGACATTCAAACTCTCGAAAACGCATACTCTTCGAACGGTGTAGAGATTCCGGTCTTGTTGGCCCTCGACCCAGAGGAAGCCGTCTTCGATAAAAACCATTTCTTAGTCTATGGAAACTTCTCGAACTCTTTCGGCCTTGGTCACGTCGTATTCGACGCGCTCAACACTGAGGGAATCGTGATTGAGGAACTATCGTGAAACTTGTCGTCCATGAACTCACAGGCGCCGGTCTCTTTCAGACAGTTACGAGAGACCGGCGGACGATTGTTGAAGCTATTAGACCTCATATCTATCGACACAATTTTCCAAGCGGGAATTTGAAAGTTCAGATTCTTACAGAGGCCGACGATTTGGTCGCTGAAAGTTCCGAGGTTCCGATTTCATCAATCGGGACCGAAGACTTCTTTCACGGCAATGTCCGGTTTCTTTTGAACGCTTATATAAACAAAAACACCAACTACAAAATCAAACTAGTTGGAACCGGCGGCTACTCATTCAACGAGTCGGCCTACATCGGTTGGTGCGTTGGCTTCGACCTCGGTCGCTACCCCGAAACCTACACCCCGGCTTCACTTCTCAACAAACCGCTTGATCTAGAGATTTGGTCTAGATCAGAGCGATAAGGATTTATCGTGGCAAGAATTTTGGACTTTGCTGATTCGTTCGAGAGTTCCGTCGAACCGACAGCATCACCTATTGCGGCCTCTGCAATCACCAACACACCTTCGGGAAACCTCGCAGCGACCGACGTACAGGCAGCGCTTAACGAACTTCAGACTGATGTCGACACGCGAGCTACAGCGTCAACATTGACAAGTCACACGTCAGCAACGTCAGCACATGGAATATCAGGTGCCGTGGTAGGAACGACAGATACCCAGACTTTAACAAACAAAACACTAACCGCTCCGGCGATTAATTCACCTACGGGGATAGTCAAGGCCGACATCGGTCTCGGTAACGTAGATAACACATCAGATGCAACCAAGAATTCAGCCACGGCAACTCTGACAAATAAAACAATCGACGCCTCAAACAATACAATCATCGGTGTTTTAACCAGCCCGATGACAACGGGCGGGGACTTGATATACGGCGGAGCGTCCGGCGTCGCTACTAGACTGGCAAATGGTTCGTCTGGACAGATTCTTACATCAAGCGGTGGTACCTCTGCACCAACGTGGACAACAAAAGGTCCAATTGGATTCGTCGCTCGGAACTACAGTAACAGCACGCTGGCTTCGGGATCATCGCACGACGTCGTGTTAAATACTGTCGGCAGAGATGATGCCTCCGCATATAATTCAACAACTGGTATCTACACAGTCCCGTTCACTGGTTGGTGTTCGATTAACGGTGAAATCCGAATGTCGGCGGCAGCTGCAAGCGCAACTAGACAACTCTTTTTATACATAAGAGTGAATGCTTCGGGAATCCTCAACACGTTTTCATACGCACTTACTACAAGTACAATCACACATAAAATCCAAGCTCGACTCGATTGGTACTGCACAGCAGGTGACACAATCAAACTGGTTGTTGAGAACGATTTAGGTGCGACAGGTACACCAACAACAGGCAACGGAAACTCAACTTTTTCCGTGATATTGTTTGTATGATAGCGCCACAAATTACATCTAAATTCAGTTTCAACTATAATACGAAAGACAATATGCGATTTCTTGAGATTATCACGAAGTTAATAGCTTCCTTTGTGGTCCTATTAACTCCGATTCACCCTGTTATCATTTCGGTCGGCGCGTTGATTTTCGCCGATACGTTCTTCGGAATTTGGGCCGCAAAGAAACGCGGAGACAAAATCTCATCGAAACGAATGGGCGACAGCGTTGTGAAAATGCTGGTCTATCAGGTGGTTTTGATAACAGGTTTCCTCGTCGAGACCAACTTGATCGACGGCGCGGTTCCAATCGTGAAACTCGCGGCGCTGTATATCGGAATGGTCGAGGTTAAGAGCCTCTTGGAAAACTCATCTACTATCTTAGGCCGCGACATCTTCAAAGACATCGTTGTGCGACTGGGTTCGAAAAGCGATAAGCCTGAATCGAAAGAATAGACATGATTACCCTTCAAGAGTTGAACCCGAAGAATGTTCCTTTGACTCCCGAAATGTCGAAGAATCAGGCCCGACTTCATAAGGCTATGAACATCATTCGCGCCCGATACGCTAAAGCGATGATAGTCACAAGCGGCGTCCGGTCGATTGAAGATCACAAAAGAATCTATATGGAAATTGCCAAGAAAAAAGGGATTTCCAATCCAAGAATTCCAATGGGATCGAAACACTTGGTCGGTGCTGCGGTGGACATTCTTGATCGAGACGGGGCGCTATATAAGTGGTGCAAAGCCAATCCTGATGTGATGGACGAGGCCGACGTTTATCTTGAAGAAGATCAGTCCGAACCGCGTGTTCATTTTCAGATTCTCCCTTTCGGAAGATATAGGGCCGGGGGCTCAAGATGGTTCAAAATCTCTTAAAATCAAAACAAATATCGATCGCGCTCATTCTAGTCGCGGTCTCTTTCTCTGTGGGTAGATTCACTGGACCGGCGAAGGTTGAAGTTAGAGAAGTCGAGAAAGTGGTCTACCAAGAAAAGACGAAGAAAGACGTGGAGCGGACAGTTGAACGCAACACTCGCGAGACGGTGCTACCGGACGGAACAATCATCCGAGAAACAATTCAGTCTCGAAACACCAAAAGCAAGACCGACACCGACAAAAACGTAACACAAGAAACTTCAAAAGAATCGGTGACAACCAATCGACCAACTTGGAGGGCGGGCTTCGGGTTCAATCCTGAAATTCCCGGCTACCAAGAGCCGCTCTACTCAATCCGACTCGAACGGCAAGTTCTAAGCGAACTCTATGTAGGCGTTTCTTTGGACTCGAAGAAACAGGCCGGACTCACAATCTCAATAGGATTCTAAATGCAATACAGTGATTTTCAAAACAAGACATCGAGCGAGAAAATCACACTTTGTTTTTTGAAGGCGTCCAAGCGTCTAATGGGTTGGACCCTTCACTCCGGTTCCGTTTACAAGATCGAGAATCTTGACGTGATTGTAGACGGTATCGAAGACAGCGGGACAGCGTACTCGGAGGCGGCGTCGATAGGCGCGACGACCGCTTCCAAATATTTCTACGACGTGGACACTCAAACTCTCTACTTAAGAACCACAGGGTCGGACAATCCGAACTCTAGATTCATCGTCCTTCGTCAAAAACTTTGTTTCTCGAATGTTCCCGTCGTTCTACCTCACGACTTGAACACGGGAGCCGAAGTTCCTTTCAAACCATTGATTTCAAACTCTTCACAGTTCGGCGTCTCCATTGACGTGATTGAACAAACCTCGGAGGCAATTGAGGGCTCGGGCTCCGTTAGTTTTGTGAACGATCAAGACTTTTGGCCTTCGAACTATGACAAATGGTTCTTCGAGAATCAAGAGTGCTCAATCTATTCCCACAACCGGGACCTCGAACCGACCGAAGCCCTTTTGATATTCAAGGGTAAAGTTGAGAAACGAAGCTATTCGCCGACACAAGTCACCTTTCAACTTAAAGATCAGTTCGCAGAAATCCGAAGCCCGATCTCATTGGGAACGATTGGTGACCTCGCACAGCGAACGGGCACCGACCTAGAGAACGCTAGACAGAGATTGATTCTAGGGAACGTGAAGGGTTTACGACCAGTGAACTTGGATCAGGTCTTGGAAGGCTACCCGATCACGGGAACTATCTCGGCGACGTATAACGATGAGACTATCACTGGAAGCGGGACGGCGTTCTTCACTGAGCTATCACCGGACGATCAACTGGTTCTAGACGGCGTTACCTACACAGTTGCCTCTGTAGCCTCAGACACGTCCATAGAGCTAACAGAGCCATACTCGGAGGTTGCGGGACTATCGGGAGCGACTGCGCTTTTGATTCCCGAGAAACCCAAGCGGTTTATCAATCGGGTCTGGAAAGTCGCGGGGCACGCGGTTAGGCAACCGTCGACAACAGTTCAAAACGGTTCTTCGATTACTCGTCTATTTCTAGACGATGCTTCGGATATAGAAGTCGGCGATCAACTTTACATTGGAACTCTAGGAAGCGGAGAACTTGTCACGGTTTCATCATTGGTTGGCGACAATCAAGTAGAACTATCGACTTCTTTGGCTTTGATTCCACCCATCGGAACGGCGGTCCTTCGACCGGCGGTTCAGAATGTCAGAATCAACGACACTCTCTTGGTTTACTATCAGGATTACACATTCGACGCTACGACCGCGACTCTAACCTTGCGGGACACAGCCGAAGCCAATTCGTCAGCGATAAAACAAACCGCAACTAACATGACATTTTCCAATGGAAGTCGAACGGTAACAGGTCAGAACTTTAAGAACACAATCGAACCGGGTTACATGG